GGGTTTCAACATATCCAGAAGGTCTTGCGTAAACAGTACCTTGAGCTGTACCAGTTGTTACTGTGCCTGTTAAGCTAGTGGCAAAAGTAAACTGGTTGGCAGAAGGGATGCCAGTTACTACCCAAGCGCCATTTAAACCAGCAACACCAGTAGTGTTAGCAATGTAAATCAATGATCCAACAGACAAACCGTGTGCGTATGTAGTATTTACATAGGCTGTGCCAGAGTTCAAAATAATTGCAATAGTGCTAGATGGGGCTACTGCAATACCAGCATTGGTATAAAAATAGCCTTGGTATCCGTAAGTAGCGGTAGGGTTGTATAAAGTGCCAGAAGCAGTGTTAGCAGTTGTTGTAGCAATAATTGCCGTAGCATTTGATGATTGTGTCCACCACCATCCGTTAGCATTAGGATCTAAACATTCTTCCAAGAAAATTGGCTGATTAGCACCAATGTTTGAGGTAGAAGAAATGACAATTGTTGTTGTACCGTTACCAGCTATGTTGCTGATATTCAAAGGATTGTTGGTAAAGTAATAAACAGACTGTCGGTTGTTCTCTAACGCTAATTGTTCCCATTTAGTAGATTGTTGACCATATTCAAAGTCAGTATCAATAAGCGATTGAGGTGTTGAAACCCTGTATTTGGCAACGGGATCGGTTTGTGCTGGCTGCGGTATGATTTGTATGCTATCTGGCATATTATTTCCTATTCAGTGTTAAGTTCAGTTTTAGCTTTCAGCCTGTCCTTAGTGTTAATGACAAGATAACTGAAAATGCTGAAAAAAGCCATCGTTACAAGCCTTTCCCAACGTGGGTCGTACATTGCCCAACACGCCAGACCAAACGACAGACCGAGTGACAATATCACCAGCAAACGGTCTGAGATGATTTCTAACGCTAGGCGAACAAGTGCTACAGCTTCCATTTAATATCCCCTTAAAGTTAAACAAAAACATAGTTTAACCTTCCTCATCATCTACTGCAATAAATCCGCTACCCCATTCATCATCACTAATCTTCTGCTTTAGCTTTTCAATATTCACCATGCGGTCAATAACTTTGCATTTATCAGTAAGAGAAGCCTGTTCGTCAGCCATTACTTCACGCAATAACTTAGCTACAGCATCCTCAAGATCGGGGTTTAATCCTTTTTGCTTTTTACTCATTTATTCACTAAACGCCTTAGTTGCCAAACCGCTGCCAACAGTAGCAGCAGCTCCATAACCCAACGCCCTGTAAACAAATAACTTAATTTTGTCTTTCATTTCGTTGGCATCCCTGACGGTCAACCTTACTTGCTCAATTTGACGTTGTAAGTCACGATATTGCGCTTGGTCAATTTGACCGTGTTGAAGCATCTTTTTAGCCAAGTTATTACTTGCAGCGGTAATTTTGGCTGGATCATTAGCAGCAACAGCAAGATCAGATTCAAAAGTTTGATAATCTTCCATCAACCTTTTCTTTTCTTGAGCAATAGCTTGTTCAGATTTAGCTGTTTTTCCTGCTGCTCCAGCACGTTGCTCATACTTTCTTAAATCAATAGCGTATTTCTCAGCCATTGGCAAAGAATTGGTTTCCTTAAGCATTGAACGGTTTTGACGAATAAAGGTTTCCACTTCTTTAGCGGATGACTTACCCTCTAATTGGCTTGCAAAATAGCGTTTTGCTTCAGCTTCAGCCAATTTACGATCATTGCCAAAAGCAGAGATTAAAGCGTCAAAGTTCTCTCTTGACTTAAATACTCTGCCAGGAATGTCTTGTGCTGACACGCTGGCAAAGTTTTCACCTTTGCCTGGCAATTGAACGTCTGTTAGCGCTTTACCGACTTTGCTTTGAAAAACACGCAACGGTTCAGAATCCTTAGCGTATTGCTTTAAAAACTTATCAAATCCCGGGGAAAACTCTTTTTGAATGTTTCCTACCAATTCAGCTAATCTTCCAGCTTGTTGTTGATTGATAGCGTCAAAACCAGTTTCAGGAAAGCCAAAAGCTCTATCAGACAATCTACGTCTGACGTTTTCTAAACCTTCAAAACTTGCAGGTCTGCCAGTGACAATACCAGTAGTAGGATCAACTTGACGTGGATTGATGTCACTTAAAAACTTGCTTAAAACATCCCTAGATTGCTGATTAGGCACGTCTGTCAAACCCGTTGCTGGGTTTTTAATAATTGCTTTAATTTCTTTTTCAGCAGCTTTATAAGAATCAGATTCTACGGGTTTACCCTTAGCATCTAATACAGCATTGCCAGAAGCATCTAATTTATGAATAGGTTGAATACCTTTTGATTCTTTTTGAAAAGCGTCACCAAAGGCAACTTGTTTGTTTGTTTCAGCGTTAGCTGCACGTCTAGCTTTAAGGGTTTCCATTACCTTATTGGCAGATTCTTTAACCCTGTTTCCAATGTCTTGGAATGTTTGAGCTACTGGTTTAAATTTACCAGCTTCTTGTTCAACGCCTACGCCTGGCAATGGTTTTAAAGCGTAATCAGCGCCAGTTTGAGCTTTTTGTTCTGCTTTGTTGGCAATAGCAACACGTTGTTCAGCAGCGGTCATTTCCTCGCCAGTAGTTTTGGCGATTTCACCAGCTTTTCTTTCGCCAGTTGATCTTAACGATTCAGCTAATTCTTTAGCTGTTTTTCCTAATTTAAGTTGTTCAGCAAAACTTTTCCCAGCTCCATAAAGAGCTTTTCCACCTTTATACAAAGCAGTTCCAGTAGCAGCAACGGCAGGAGCTAGTTCACCAGCAGTAATATAATTTTTTACAGCAGGGTTTGGAGGTGGAGGCAAACCTAATTTAGTTAATCCTTCTCTAACATTCTCAGTCGTTGGAAATACTGTTTCGTGACCTTTTAATACGCCTTTTCCTTGAACCCCTACTTGAGATCCACCAGGCAACATGGTTTCAATATCTCCTAGCGTACCTGGAATACTGGTGGCTAAACCGTAAACAAAACCTTCTGCTTTTTCTGGAAAGCTGGCTTTATTAGGAACAAGGGCAGCGTATGGATCTGATCCACCGCTACTTTTTTTAGGAATTAGTGATTCGTAATCATCCATTAGAGATCCTTACCAGTTTTTTCCTTAAACATTGCTTTAATTTTATCTTCTGGTGCGCCTTTTGCAATTGCCGCTTTAGCTCGACTGCGCTCAGAATCAATATCAATTTCACCATCTCCTTGAGGCACTTCGGCAACACGACCTGTTTTGTCGTAAACAGATTCTAATTTTGGTCTTAATTGTTTAAAACCTGGATACACTTCTTCACTAATAGCAAGGTTATCCTGCAAAGTTTCTTTTACACCTTTAAGACGCTCCTCTAACGCTTGAGGTTTTAAACCACGCCAATTGTAAATTGGACCAAGAATTTTTTGTTCGCTTGCGGTCAAAGATTTGCCACCAGTTTCAAATTCCATTGCTTGAATACGAGCTAATTTTTGAGAAAGCTCAGGAAAGTTCTCTTTTAAATTATTAAGCACGTCTGGCATATATTCAGTAGATACATTGATTAACTGACGATATTTAGGATCTTGCAATAAAGACTCAATATCCTCCACGTTTTTAATCATTTGAAAACGTGTTGTGTATTTGTTAATTGCGTCTTTATCTTTTGGAAGAACAATACCAGTTACATTATGTTTAGCAGCCAATTCACGCATTTTAATAATCATGTCGCTATTGCGTTTGGCAATTTCAGCAGCCACATCATCACGACCTGATTGAACTAATTGAGCAATAACACCAGGGTTTGTAGAAGCAATTTCTTGCGCTTTTACTAAAGCAGCCTCTTTGTCAGTAACTCTTAACTTTTGATATTGATCTAAATTTTTGATTAAACGATCATTTATTTCTTTAATTCGAGCCGTTTCTTTGTCAAAAGTTGCTTGCTCTTTAGTAAACAAATCTTTACGACCTGCTTGATAACCTTTGAGCATACCGCCCATAGCGTTTAAAGCGTTTAAAGATGACAGCTTTCCGCTGCCACCTAAAGCAATACCCATGGTAGCTACTAAACTAAACAAGCCACCAATATCCATCATATTGTCTTGCGTAGGCTTAAACTCAGGAGCAGGTTGCATCAAGCTCATGGTTTCATCGTATTTAGCCTTATCTTCAGACGCAATTTTTTCTAAAGCCTCTCCTTTTTGCTTTAATACTTCACCTTCTTTAGCAGATTCCGCTTTGATTTTTGATTCAACGGCTTTTTCCTTTGCTGCTTTTTCTTCTTTTAAAAAGGGAAATGGCTTTAAATCCGTACCAACGGCTTCTGCTAATTGTTCATTATTTGTTTCAGCCATTATGAAACCCTTATAGGTTGACCACCAACAATACTTGCCAATTGACTATAGAAATTGTTAGTAGATTGCTGTAATTGTTGATCCAGTTGCAAACCAGATTTAATAGCGCCCAAACTAATATTGTCACCAATTTGCATGACTTGCAATCCGTATTTATATTGATTATCTAATAATGTTTGATAAATATTGGATATTTGAGTTGCTGCTTGTTGCGCTCCTACGCCACCACGATTGGCGGTAGCTTGGGCTAATTGCGCTTTGGCAGCGTCTAGGGCTTGTTGGCTTGTGGGAGTTAATTGTCCAGCTTGTGCTTGAGCAATCAATTGCTGACCTTGTTGTTGATAAGGAGCGGCAATGGCTTGCTGTTGAGCAGTAGCAGCTTGAGTTTGTGCAGCGCCTTTACGAGCTTGAGAAGCGCCATAAGCGCCCAAAGCACCAGCAAGACCTAATTTTCCTAAATCACCAATATTTAAACCTTTTAGCTGATCTGTTAAAGATTTTCCTTGATCGGTTTTTGCAGTTTTATCACCAGTATCTACTGTAGGTGTTGTTGGTTCTAATGCTGTTGCAGCGCCAGGCGCATTAGGATCAATTGTTGCGCCACCAGTAGCTCCAAATGCTGCTGTAGATGGCGCTCCAGATGCTATTTGACTGGTTGGTAAAGATGCGTCACCTTGATATGATTGACCGCCACCACCACCAAAACCACTGCTATAACTAAGCGGATCAAAAGTTTGAGTTGGCGCTTGTGCTGAAGTTTGATCTTGTGTTTGCGCTTGAACTGGAGCAGGTGCTTGATCTTGAACTGGAGCAGGTGCTTGGTCAATAGGAGTTTGATCTCCCGTGTCATCAAATTGGGGTAAACCCGTATCTGGGTTAATATCACCACTACCACCATGACGTTTTAAAAGGGCGGCTTCTCTGGGGTTAATATGGGCAAGAATAGTATCTTTACCACGCCCTTTTGAGCGCAATAATTTAGCAATTGCAGCTAAATCCGTTCCCAATGTTTGTTCAAGTTTTGCCATTTATATTCCTAACGCATTTTTAAGTGATTCGGTATTCCAAACATTTTTACGAGCTTCATCCGTACCGAGCAAATAAGGTTCTGAGGTAGTTGATACGTCAGGTCTTGAGCTTAACGCACTTCCCAATAAAGCGCTAGATAGCGGGTCTGTAGAGATAAAAAAACCATTTAAAGCTGTTGTTGCAGGTGGCGCTGTTGGCGAAGTAGGCGCATTTGTCGTTGCAGGTGGCAAAATTGTAGTTGTATCCGCAGTGGTTGTATCCGCAGTGGTTGTATCCGCAGTGGTTGTATCTGCGGGTGGCGCTGTCGTTGTGGCTGTTGGTGACGAAGTTGTATCTGCGGGTGGCGCTGTCGTTGTAGTTGTATCGGCAGTTGTTGCAGGGGGTGGCGCTGTCGTTGTAGTTGTATCGGCAGTTGTTGCAGGGGGTGGCGCTGTGGTATCAGTGGTTGTAGCAGGTGTCGTAGTCGTAGCTGTGGTATCAGTTGTGGTCACTGGAGGTGCAGTTGTAGTATCGGTTGCAGTAGTAGTTGGAGTTGTCGTATCCGTAGCAGCCGCAGTTCCGCCAGTTCCGCTACTTGTTGCTGTGGTGTCTGCTGTGGTTGTTGATGTTTGTGTTTGCGCCTGTGTTTGAACAGCTTTATCCGCTGCTTCTTTTGCCATTGCATCAGCTACGGCTTGGTCTTGCGCTGCTTTAGCTGCTGCTGCGTCTGCTGCTGCTTTTGCTTGTGCATCTTGTGCAGCTTGTGCGTCTGCCTGTGCCTGTGCTGCTGCTTGAGCGTCAGCTTGCGCTTGCGCTTGAGCTTGGGCTGCAACTTGAGCTGCCATTTGATCTTGAATAATTTTTTCTTGTGCCGCTTGAGCATCGGCTGCCGCTTGATCCGCTGCTGCTTTGTCCGCTGCTGCTTGAGCTGCCGCTTGATCTGCTAAAGCCTTGGCTTGAGCGTCAGCTTGCGCTTGCGCTTGTGCTTGCGCTTGTGCTGCTGCTGCGGCGTCTGCTGCTGCTTTTGCTTGTGCATCTTGTGCAGCTTGTGCGTCTGCCTGTGCCTGTGCTGCTGCTTGAGCGTCAGCTTGCGCTTGAGCCGCCGCTTGAGCCTGAGCTTGCGCTTGTGCTTGAGCATCGGCTGCTGCTTGGGCTGCCGCATCTGCTTGAGCCTTGGCTTGGGCATCCGCTGTTGCTTGGGCTTGCGCCTGTGCTTGAGCCGCCGCTTGAGCCTGAGCTTGCGCTTGTGCTTGTGCATCGGCTGCTGCTTTTGCTTGTGCGTCTGCTTGCGCTTGTGCCGCCGCTGCTGCGTCTGCCGCTGCTTTATCTGCTGCTGCCTTATCTGCCGCCGCCTGAGCATCGGCTGCCGCCTTAGCTTGAGCAGCTTGTTGCGCTGCGGTAATGTCACCGTTAGCGGTGGCTACTGCACCTTGGTAATTGGTGTAATTAGCGTTATAAGTGCTAATAGCGGATTGCAATGCAGCAGAATTAGATTGATAGGTAGATAAACTGTTGTTGTAATTAGTCTTTGCTGCCGCCGCTGCATTTTGATCGGCAGTATATTGATTTACTAAGGAACTTGTGTGACTTAAAGCGGCATTCCAACTTGCTCCCCAAAAATTAGCTGGAGAATACCCTCTAGATTGAGCCAAAGACATCATTTGACCAATTGTTAATGGGGAATTATTGTATCTGACTCCACTTTGAGTATTTAGCCACTGATTGTAAGTGTTTGCGTAGTTTGCTTCGGCAGTGTTGTAAGCCTGTGCATATTGATTAACTTGAGATTGTTCAGAAGTTAATTGTTGTACTTGTGTCTGAATTTGAGTTTGTTGTTGCAATAATGCATTTGACATATTCTGGATCTGAGCGCTTAGATCCTGAGGCAATATGCTTTGAAAATTAGGTATTTCTGATTGAACAGCTTGAATTTGCGGATCTTGGGAAGTAAACTCTTGAGCAACTGGAGCAGCTACAGTAGATGCAATATCAGAAGAAATCGGAGCAACAGTAGATGGGCTTGCATTTTGCAATCCCAATTGTTCATTTGATATTCCCTGTACGGTGACCGAGCCACCACCAGAGTCTAATTCATCATCCATTTCTCACCTGATTGTGCAATGCAAAAAACCGATTTTTTTTGGCGGTGGGGAACATTTAATAAAGCCCCAAAGCTGAAGCGATTTGTTCATGAATGGTGTAATGAGTGCCTAGCCAGTCATAAAAATCATTTTCTTTATTAAAATCTACATCAAGCATATTAAATGGATTACTTAATCCAAGGATGTCTGCAAGCGCTTGATGCTCTACTTGGTGAGCCAATAACCAGTCATCTAGGTTGTCAATATTGGCATCTGTAATAGGGAATTTTGAGTAAGTTTGACCAGCATCGGTCAATGTTTCCCAAAATAACAGGTGTTGAGTGCCATTTTCAAACAAAAACTCTCCCAGGGAATCTTTATCCCCAAACTTCACGATTGAAAGAGTGTCCATGTTCACGATTTGTCAGCTTTCATATCAATCTTGTCCAAAATACGGGCAAGAGTGCCTTTGATCTCCGCAATATCAATGCGGTAATCATCTTTCATGACATAACCACGTTCAATCTCTTTAACATCCTCTTTAAGATCACGAATTGCATCCCAAAGGACTTTAAAAAGCCATCCAGCAATAGTTCCGACAATCGTTGAGGAAATGTTAAAGAGTAATTGAAAGTCCATGTTTTAGCCTTGTGGTTGCTCTGGTTGCGGTTCTGCTGGTACTTGTGGATCAGCTTGAGTTTTAATTTTAGACAAAACTACCCAAGCGCCAGTCTTAGTTGGCTGTTCACCTAAAAGTTGTAGCAAATAGTTAACTTCGTTAATTTCTAAATCTAATGCAATTGCCATGTAAATCCCCTTATGCTGTTGCCCAAGGCAGCGGTGTGTTAGAAGGTGACACGGGCGGAGTCACCAATGAAGAAATTTGTCCATCAATGTTGGCGTAATAATTAGCAAGATTGTCAGTTGCTTCGTTAATCCAGCCTAATACTTGAGCTTCTGTAAGTTGCTCGTATGGAGTAATATTTCCGCTTTCTGTTGGCGTAAACTGACAATTGCCACCAATTGATGCGGTGTGAATGCCATCTGTACCTGATACAGTAAAAAGTACATTTACTACATATCCAGCAGGATTAGGCACTGTGTACATTGAATTGATTTTTGTTGTGTATGTGTTTGACATAACTATCCTTATGCTAAAGTGACTTTCTTCCAAGCACCGTTATAGATGTAGAAGGCGTTGTTAGTAGAATCGTAATACATTGGTACGTGACCAGTAATTGCAGTTGGAGTGCCACTTGGAGCGCCAGCAGCAGAGGGAATGTAATAAAATCCCGCTGTCATATTTGTTGCGGATGTTGCGTTTAAATACGCATTTCCATTGGGATCTAAAACTTCTCTAGTGTTACCAGCGCCATCTGATAAAACAATATAGTTAGAACCTGTTGCCGATATTGGTGCGCCACCGCCTGTGTAAGCTCCAATGATGACATTATAAGAACCTGAAGTTACAGCGTATCCAGCGTTGTAAGTATTTAATGGATTAGCTCCACCAATAAAAGTATTTCCAACACCTGTTGTTAAACCATATCCAGTAAACCAACCTAAACAAGTATTTCCAGTTCCACTTGCAGTGTATCCAGCTTGATAACCAATATAAGTGCTGTATGCTCCAGTAGTATTGGTATAACCAGCTTGATAGCCTACTGCGGTGTTGTTAGATGCGGTGGTATTGGAAACAAGGGCTTGATAGCCTATTGCGGTGTTGTTAGATGCGGTGGTGTTTGCTTGAAGTGCAAATGAGCCTATTCCAATATTTGCCGCACCAGTAGTATTTGAATAAAGTGCTTTATAACCAATACCAACTATTTCATTACCAATTGTATTTGAATACACAGAATTTGAACCAACAGCAACTACATCGTATCCAGTTGTATTGTTATATGCAGAATTTGTACCTATCGCAACATTATTTCCACCACCTGCTGTATTTGAATAAAGGGAGTTATAACCTAAAGCGGTGTTATTAGAAATACTACCACCACCTAAACCAACAGTAAGACCATGAATAGAAGCATCATTTACTGTGGAAAATCCTCCAGCAGCACTAAATGCGCCAACTAGAGTGCTATTTGTGTAAAAGCTAAGAGCATTGGAATTTAATGTACCAATAGCCAATGGTGTGCTAACAGATTGCAAATAAACAGTATTTGCGGTATTGATGATGTTTTGACCTGGCGTATTATAGTTTGAGCTAGTAATACCGAGGTCACCATAATAGGTGGATGCAGTACCGCTGTTGTTACTTACAATAAAATCGGCTGAAGATGCTGTGCCAGATCCAATGTTTTGCAAAATAGTTTGCGTATAAGCATTGGCAGATGAGGTGTAAGAAGCGTAAATGTTTACGTCTGAGTACCCTAAAGTTCCGTAACTGTACGCACCAGCGCTTAAAGAACCTGTAATTGTGGCGTTTGCAACATAAGTGCTAGAGTTAACGGTAGTAAATACACCAGTAGAAGGGGTTACGTTTCCTATTGGAGTGCCGTTAATAGCATCTAAAGTGAGTGCTACATTGCTTATAGTGCCACCAGTAATAGCTACATTTGAACTTGTAAGATTAGTTACAGTAGCATTTGTAGTTGTTACGTTGGTTAAAATAACTGATCCGCTAAGGATAGATACATTTCCAAGCGCTAAATTGTAAATAGTGCTGGTAGTATTGCCCAAATAAACAGCAGTATTGCCCAAAGTGATGGGCGTAGCAAAGTTAGTATCTAGCTGAGATAACGGTAGGGCTGTAGTAGCTGTTGCAAAAGTATAGGGTACTGTCATTAGAATCTCACTCTTAGTTCATGTTCAAATTCAAAGCCGTTATAGACAAATCCCGCACTATTTGATGTTACAGTCAAACCAAGATATTTTCCATATTGGGAAGCATCCGATTTATATAATTCGTAGCCCACAGAATCCCAGCTAATTGTTGATCCAAGATAATTTGTCCAAGGAATTGTGACAAACGAATTGTTTTGCCAAATAATTGCGCTAGACAATGGATACACAGGGCTAGAACCAATTTCACTATCAACAGTAGCCGATAATGCGACCACATTACTGTTAGTAGCTTCAATAGCAAATTTTAACGCTTGTTTAGTTCTAATGGGGTCACCCATTGGCATTAAAGCAGTCTGAATACGGCTAGTAATAGTAGCGGTAGAGTTTGCATATAACTGGTACAAGTTTTGACCAGATACCCCGTATAAAGTCACTTTACCGCCAACAGGTACAGAGGTAATATAAGCAAGACTATCGTTTTGACTAGTTAAAAACCATTTTTTCTCAAAAAATACTGCTTGAATATAGCGGTAGCTTTGAGTAAATACGGCATCGTAATATCTAAAATTAAATGCAGCGCAAAGAATGTTATTTAACAAAACCTGACCAGCGTAAACAGGACTAGTGAAGTCAATGTTAGGAAACATACCATCTAAACTGTCGGATAGTTTGGAAGTGGTAGAACCTACAAGGGCGTACACCCCATAATCGTTCATAAACAGCACAGAACGAAAATACGGAAAGATGGCATTAGGGCGTTTAGATCCTACAGAAGCGCTTACGTTTGTGTTTGTAAATATAGTAGTACCACTAGTAGTAACCCTAACATCCGAAAACACGTTGATTGAATCATCACCAAAAATATACAAAAAGTTATTAGCAGAAAGTAGTTGCTGTATATTTCCATGTAATGTCGAGTCTGTAAGGGTTACCGATCCAGCAGAAACGCTTGTAAAATCGCTATAAAGACCCGCAGCGCTGTAATAAACGGTTCTTCCTTGTGCTACCCACACCCTTCCCGAAAAAGTAGCTATTCCCACGTTTTGTGTGGTATTAACGATGCCTTGTAAAACGGCATTAGTTGTAGCTCCGCCACCGCTAATGGTTACCACTAAATTTGAAGTGTTTGTGTAGCCCGTTCCAGGATTTGTCATCACCACTTGTGTGACCACATTTCCACTAATTATGGCTGTACCAGCAGCATTTGTGCCGCCACCGCCTGAAATGGTGACTACAGTATTGGATGAGTTGGTGTAACCAGCTCCCCCGTTAATTACATTGATTGTGACCGTTCCAGTGGCAAAAGTAAGCAATCCCGCTACAGCTTTAGCGCCAGTACCACCACCGCCAATCAAAGTAACGGTCAGATTAGCTGCATTTGTGTATCCAGATCCAGCAGAAATCAAAGATATTGAACCTACAGAATTTCCACCGCTAACTAATGATGTTGTAGCATTAGCTTGAGTGCCATTAGCATTGTCTGGTCCAGAAATGACTACAGTAGGAGCTGTGTTGTATCCTGATCCTGGATTAGTAATTGCTACAACACCTACAGAACCAATAGATACTACATTGTTTCCATCCCATGAGTACAAACCCTTAGATGGATCAATAATCAACATTCTGTCGTTGTACCATTGAGCGTATTCCACGCCAACATTAGAGAATGTACCCGCTACCGCTACGTTTCCTTGTGTGGCAGTTTGAATGTTGAAATATTGAGCAGATCCGTCTGCCAAAAATGCAACAATGTAATCGTTAAGACCAATATTGACAGAAGCTAATTGGCTTACGGTATTTGACCAAGTAACTGCTACATTTGATGCGTTGCTGACTTGATTGTAAGTAGGAACGATTTTAATGTTGGCATAACCAACTGGCTGGGCATTTTCAATCCAAGAAAACTCATCTTCCTCAATAGCGGTGCGGTTAGCCTTAGTGTTAAGCCCTTTAAATTGCTTAACAACTTGATATGATTTTTTCTGTTCCGCAGCAGCCATAGTTAATTAGGACTACTGTAAGCGCTTGGTATTCTCCTGGTGTAAACGGTATTGAGAACAGAAGCGATTTGTTTTTGATATTCCTGCTTAAATATTTCGGATTCACCAAAACTTTGCTCGTAAAACTTAGCAAGATAAGCAGCGTAGAATTTTACGCAAACTGTATAAGGATCGTTGATAGAGTCTGTTGCTGTTGAGGTATTTAAACTCAAGGCAGTTGGCAAAATGACAGTATCAATTTCTAATTGGTAAACCTGGTCTGGAACTGGTCCAAGATATATTTGGCTTTGCCCATAAATGGTAAAAGCCAAAGGTCTGCCAATGTAATTCTGCCAAAAACGCAAACGAGCATTAAAGTCAGACCAAGACAAATAATCAAGCGGTACACGAGTATTACCCCAGTACAAATTGATATTAAGAATGTCCAGTGTATTTGATCCTTGTGGCAATGCTGAATAGTAAATATTCTCGCAGTTACCTACATATTGCAATTTAGCCGTTCCGTCAGAAAACGGTGTGCTTGGCGGATAATTGCTTGCGTTAGAAGTTGTTGCGTTAGGATATGGAGGCGCAGAAGATCCTGATACTCCAGCCTGAGTATATTGATAAATATAAATATTACTAAAAACAAAAGTGTTCAAAGACACTGTTGTATTTGCTACCCACTGCGTTGGGTTGGCTGGTGTAGCACCGTTAGCCGTTGCTGACGATGGTACTTGATAAGGTGTTTGAGCTACTTGAATTGTGCGTAAGCACCCAGTATCTCTAACTGTTCTTTCTCTTGCAGAATTGATGTAATCCGTTAACTGTGTGTCGGTGTAGAAGTTAGCGTTAGCATCATGCAGCAATCTGCGTACATCAGTGATATAGCTTGAAAGGGTTGCCATTTATTTGCCATAGTTCATGCTACCGCTTGAAGGACTTTTCCCCCTGCCTTTTTAACGGGCAAGGGTACTCTTTCCACCAACGGGGATAACGATTGGTTCTTTTTTGGTGGTTCAGTGGACAATTCCCATTTAGACAAATTCTCTAATGCTTTATCTAAATCATTGGAAGTAATCATCCATCCTAACCTTGCCAAGTAAGGCTCTTTATTATCCACTCCGTAACCAAATATGTGACGAGCAGCTTCAACAGGAATCTCTATTGTTTTAGCAGGTTCAAACACATAAAAGACACCAGCATAGCCATCTTTATGGGGTTTGTCGGTGTGATTGGTTACGAATATATTGGACATTAGAATTGGACTACATCGCCATATACAGCAAAGTTAACAGTGTTTGCATTACCTGCAACAGTGTTTACGTTAATGTATAGAGCTTGGGTTTGAAAACCAGTAACAGTTGTATTGGCGTTATAAGGCGCAGCAATGTTGAGGTCTTGATAAGTATTACCAGCGGTAATATTTGTCAACACTACGTTTGCTACAACGGCATTAGAAATGTTTTGGTCGTTGCTAGTAGTAATGGAAATGTTGGCAAGCGACACATTTCCGCTAGATCCGTTAACAGTAATTCTGCGAAGAATTACAGCGCCAGATCCAACGGTTGCGTTTGCGTTTGTCAAGCCACCACTTAACAAAGGAATGGTAATGGTTGTTGCAGCATTACTGGTTACTGTGTTTAAAGCGGTAGCTTTGACAACTGCAAGTCGAGTATATCCAAAACTGTCTTGCAACAACGATGCGACTCTGTTTGCGCTAGACATAGATTACCCCTTAGACGTTGTTAAATGTGCCAGTTACAGACTGACCACCGTTTACGGTCAACAATACCATTGTGGTGTTAGTGGTTGCGTTAGCAGCCATGTTTATACCATCAGAGATAATTACGCCACCAGAGTTAACTGGATATACGTTTGACCATGTGGCTACGTTAGTTGTGGAGTTATAAGCAGACACAGCGCTAATTACTACGTTAGACGTTGCGAAAGCAATATAAGTACCAGCAGGAATGACGTTACCAGCAGTAGTTACAGTTAAGTTTGTAAGTTGTACGTAAGCACCAGGAGTGTTAGCAATGGTGCTTGATACTAGAATTTTATTTAAGCCGAGTGCCATGTTATTAGCTCCTTATAGTGAAATAGAGTTATAACCTGTCACCACAGTCATTGACTTAGGCTTGGTGCTTACTAATTCAGCAATCATCAAGACAGCGCCAACATAACCGATCTGCCAGTTAGGTAAAGTGGACTCAAAACCAGTAAATACGAAAGAACCTTGATCGTGAATATAGAGGTTCAAGTAGTTACTGTTGATGAAGTACATAGTACCTTCAGGACAGTATGGATCTGGGTAAACAGGAACACCAGCGACCATCAATGCACGGAAAGCTGCCTGAGGACCGTTTGAATCGCCATCAAAAGCGCTTCCTGGGGTGATAACGTATTGTTCTTGACCAACGTAGTCTTGTGCCAAGAGTGTCCATGTACCAAAACCGCAAACGGCAAAGGTTGGGATTTCAGCACCACGTTTTACAGTACCAGAAATGTATTGCAGTACGTTTTGACGTGTTGGGTTGACGTTTCCAGCGTTGTAACGCTTAGATTGCCACCATGTGTAGGTAGAACGATTGATGTTACCGTATGTTGCAAGGTTTGTACCATCATCAATTGCACCAGGCAAACCAATGAACTGTTGAGTATTGGTGTAGTTGGTGTAAAGAGCAGTAGCCATTGCATCCATCATTACGTTGGTCGCATCGTTCATACGAGCTTCAATCAATGGAATAATGGCGTAATCTTGCTGAACTGCACCTTCCATACCTAAGAAAGGTACTGGGGCAATCATTAACTTCAAGTTAAATTCAGCGTTAAATGCACCTTGCTGAACTGCTGGCTGGTTGAAAGAACCAGAGTAGTCAGACCATTGTGCGTTAACAAACTGAGCGCCTTGAACTGGCACGGTTACTTGTGACACACCGCCTGAAGCCTGTTGACTGTTAGCAATCAAAGCAGCCATCAAAGGTGTACTGTTGTAAAGCTGTACGACCAGCTTGGGAATAAACGCTCTACGAGTTACGTATGTAAGCTCGTTATACTGCGATGAACCCGAGGCTGGAACAATTCCTCCGCCTATTGGCATAATAAACTCCTAAAGTAAATATCCCCTATTTACTACTTATTTAAAACCGATGGGTCTTGAGTTTTGTTTGCTCAGATCCGCCAGCGCTTTTTGTGCTTCATCTCTAGCACCCATTTGTGGGTTCTTCCAATACTTAGAAAGGTCAAACTTGTTCATTGGGCTAGAGCTGTATCCCATTGGAGTTGGAGTTGCTGCTTTCTTCATCCAATCGAAATATTCTGCTGCTGTTTCATGATTAGTCATGCCTTTTTCAAGCATTACTTTTTCAATCTCAGCAATTTCTTCTTCGCTACGACCTAATTTTGCTCTGCGCTTGTTTAATTCTTCAACTGCATCACGCTCACGCAACTTAGCTTCCAAAGCCATTACCCGTTCTTCAGCAGCAGATACTTTTTTATTGGTGTAATCTTCAATATCAAGTTCTGGCACAGAAAGCTCAGGTCTGACCTGTTTGGTCATACGCAAAAATTCTTTACGTGTTTGTGGGTTGTCAGACAATTGCTTGGCTAACAGTGCCAACTCATCACGTTGTTCTAATGATAAATCTTCTAAGCTCATAATTTATCCCCTTTCTGAGTTAGATTACTTTTTTGGTGTCACCTGGATGGCTCATAGTCATCATGTTCTTAAAACCTGCTTTAGAAGCAGAGGTTAAGCCACCAAACTGTGAGTAACGAGGTGTGTTGATAACTTGACCATTTTTTTGGTTGTTATCAGTTGGTCTGCGTGGTAACGCAGCGCCACGTGGTTTAAAAAGTTCCATAATGATTCCTTACATTTTTGGAGTTGCGGAAGGCATACCACCTGGCATACCGCCTGGTGCTGCTGGAGGCGGTGTTGGGGCAGACATACCTGGGATTTGTGGCGCTTGTTGCATTGCTTTTCCTTCAGCCGTTGCGCCACCAGCTTGAGGTAATGTTTGAAGCATTTGCATGATCTCGGTTGGCTGAAGTTCATTAACCTTAGACTTTTTAGGACCGATGATTCCTGTCATGGTGCGAATAGCAGCAAGGAGCTTTTGACCTTCTGGGGATTCGCTTCCCAAGGCAGGAAGTGCTTGTTCGAGTAAGTCCATTGCCATCGAAATGTTAATCATTGAGGCTTCCCGATTACCCATTTTAGGTTCAGGGGTGGACATTGGTGATCCCATTGGTGGAGCGGAATTATCAGAAATTCCACCACCGCCTTCTGGCATTGGAGGAATACCAGCAGGTGTAGCCCCATCTTTTTGGGACTTAATCATTTGCATTAGTTGGTCTGACGGTACGCCCATACATTTTCCTATGAATTTACGCTTACTGTAATCTTAAACTAATAAAAGTCAAGTGGGGGGTATTATTTTTGATTCCCTCCCCCCAAGGGAGGTTTATTCGGTCAAGTCCGAAATAATCCTGTTAGGGATTACTTACGTGCTTTACGACCTTTGCGAGCTTTACGTGCCATGTGAATGACTCCTTAAAAAGCGGTCACCTATTTCAAAGGGAAGGCAGCCACACCCTTTTTCCTGTGAAGGGAAACTATTAACGACGTGATTTACGTGATTTTTTATGGCTCTTACGCATTTTAAATCTCCAAGTTAAGCTATCCCCTAACTGAACGACCCATGTCCCTAGTTTTAGGGCTACGGTTAAAACTCTTTACTCCTTGAGTACGATACTGCAAATTTGGTGAACCTGCATCTCTTTTTAATTGCTCAGTAGTTACCCTAGGTTGATCTGCTTTTGGCGCTACGCTTGATCTTGCCATTATCCTACCTCTGGTTCTTTCTTCCCTTTAGGTGCGGGAGCTTGTTGTTTAGGTTGAGCAGCTTCCATTTTCTCTCTACGTTTCAACTTGTCTTTCAACAATTGTTTCATCGGTGGTTCTGTCAAGTCAAGCAATGATTCGGCATCAATAGCTTTGGCTTTGAACAAATTAAACGCTAATTGTTTTAAATCTTCGGTAAAGATTGGGCTGTTAGAGTGAGCATCCACTTTAACTACAAAATCTTTAGTAAATTGCTCGGCAATAAAGGCTTTACCATCTTCATCTTTAAAGTGAGTGTCATCATAGGCTTGCAATAACTTGAGATATAAGGTTGCTACCTTTTCCAAGCTATCTTCCACAATCAAAGCCCGTTTTTTAGCTCTTGAACTACCAAGACGAGCTAATTGGCTTGCATGACCTTGACTTCTTACGCCTGATTCGCCTTTACCGCTTAATACGTTGCTAATACCTGATACTTCAGCAAACATATTGTCAATTTCATGCAATACCTCAAACAAATCAGGTGGCATTTCAGGCGATAGGCGATCTACCTTACCGCCAGGCATATCTGAGGCAATCAATGATCCAGCACGTTGCATAGCAAAGTATTTTTCATCGGTAATACCGCTAAATCCGCTAAATGCCGTTGGTGGCGCTACCTGCTTAGAAAGAAGATCAAGAATCTCAGTCATGCGAGTGTTACGCAACTCTTGCAACAAAATCAATTGCTGCGCTTCTGAAGCACCCCAGTAATAATCGGGCAATGGATTAGGTGTAATCTGCACAAAAGGACATTCACCTTTTAAGAACAGGCTTGCACCAGGTCTGTCATAAATGATGATGTCAGGAGCAGCCATTGTGACCACTTGATAATCCTCAGTATCATCATTCCACAGCCACAACTCAGTCATTTCAACGGTATCTTCGGCTACCTGAGCTTTGTAACGGTTCATGCCGTACAGATCAAGGTTAATGTTGCCGTAGATAGTGGGATTGGTCTGGCTCATCACAATACGGTTTACCGCATCAGGTATTTCAGAATCGGATACTTTTGTGCCTGAAGTAATGCGGGAAACAATCTGTTCACGCTTTGGATGGGAATACAGACGGGCGTATAGCTCCGACTTAGTAATGTAGTAAGTTTGTGTAATGGCTTCTTGCCTGTCTGTATAAGGGGTATCTTCACGCAACACGCCAATCGATGACGGTTCAATCATGTAAGGATGAATACCTTTGTTGTACACCAGCTTAATAAAGGTGGTGTTGTACACAAGCGCCCATGTCAACGCAGTAGAAAATACTTGATCTGCATTGGAATTAAGCCACTCATCATTGAGCGCTTGGGTTAAGACTGGTGCTTTGTGATGCTCTGCGTTATGGACAGATGCGCCTAATGCAATAGAAAATCTTGTTGTTTCGGCTGAATATAAAAATGAAGTTAATTGATCTAAGTGCGGGTGAATTTTATTAAAATACGCTGGTGGTTGCTCTGGACCAGCGCCAAATAAATAATATGCTCTTAGTGTCGTGTAATCACCCTTTCTAGCTTCTTTGGACACCATACATTTATTGATGATGTCCAAATATAGTTCTTCTCTAGCTTCGGGTGCTGACGGAATTTTCATGTTTTAATTTTTAGGTTATCTGGATCGGGCATATAACTTGCAGTCTTAGGTCCTGAGTTTATACCAGCCTGTTGTGGTGTCAAGCCCACCTGCTCACCCATGACAGGTTGTGCAAATCTTCCAGCAAGAATGGACTGCATATCCATTCCTCTCATTCCTCCGCCCCAGACCGCTGCATCCCCTGGGCGGCTTTCTTTTTGCGCTTGCTGATCGGGAATTTGGGGTTTGATTTTGTCTTTGTTGACGCCTTTTTTGCGGGTAGCGTACTTTTCTGCGTCTGCGTAGTCTTTTTCTTTGAACTTGTTTTTACGGGTAAGGTATCCGCTTTGGTTTTCACCTTCTCTTGTGGACTTGATGTCGGACATATCGAACTCCATTGCGAGTTGCTTTGTTGACTTGTCGGTGAACTTGGTTTTGTTGCTGATAAGGTTAGGAGCTTGCAAAAATACGACCATAACTTCTTCATGACAATCCTTCATAGGACACTGCGGTTTACGGGATTCGAAATATCCATGTTTAGGACATTTGTAATCGTTTACTACTGCCATTGTTATCTCCCCTTCAATTGTTCGTCAAGTGTTAAAACAGAATAATCAGACCTATTGGTAATACCCAACTTAATCTTAATCTCTCCATTAACTAATTGCAATCCCGCACTTTTTGCCATATCAGGCTTTGGTTCTTTGCGATATTGCACAAATCTAGTGTTATCTCGGTTTTGCATAATGGCTACTTCGCCATTTACCCACTCTGTATAGGCTTTACTAACTCGTCTTTGCATATATTCGGTCAATGGTTCGGATTCATCTAAGAAAACATCCCGTATATGCGCTTCAGACACGCCAGCCAAGTCAGAAAACAATTTAACGGATATTCCACGATTTTTGTCTTGTAAAAAGCGTTTCATAATCCGTTTTAGTTCCATTTTTGGTATTGCAGACCTCATTTACCGTAAACCCCAATACGTTTTAAGTAATCGCTCACATTTCTGCCAACGGTAAGCTGCTCTGGCGTAAAGTCATCTTGCATACGGGACATTGGGCGAGTGAGCTTGGCAGTAATCAGTCTTGGTTGCACCTGTTCTGCAAAAGCAGCGCAAGCAAGAGCCGTAGCAATTACCCTATCGTCTTTATTGCGACCTGAAGCCTCAATTGAGCTGCCGTCACGGATAGTGGTTTTCATTTCTTCAATCGTATCCATATCCCAAATGTCCATCATCCCACGCTCAAAGTAATCTTTCATGTAGGTAAGCATCCGCTCTTTGGTTGCTGCTGTGGTCATCCAGCCAATTGAGTTGGACACCCCGCCAAGCGTATCGTTTCTGCGCCAAATGTAATTTTGCATATTGCCGTACACGTCAAGCAGGTCTTTGCCTAGGGCTGTACCCATGCTGGCAGCTTGGCGCTTGAGGTTACGCAATTCATTGATAACTGCCTGACCTGGACCATTGATTTCAAGGTTCAAAGTCGAGTTTTTATACGCACCCGCTAGGTGGGCAATGATCCAAGCAAACTGGTAGGTGTTTAATTCTGAGGTGGCAAAGGAAGCGACTTGCTCTAGTCCATCTGCGTAGCACCTAAAGACTTGAATACAAAATCTGTCAGCCCAATCGCTAGATCCATAAGCAGGATCAGCGCCAATAACATAGTAAGCCGTATCAACTGGTTCTTCCCAGACTTTAAGGGTTGCCAGGCGCTCTGTTGATTTAAGAACTTCAGTATCTTGAAAGTTAACACCAAAGCTATAGCGGTAAGAATCATAAGTACGTTTCTTTAGTTTTTTAACTGCATCGGTACACCTAGCGTTAGAAAAAAACGATGTACCTGTCATCACAAAGGCATAGTCCTCAGTAGGCGGAAACTCTTGATACATGAGGCTATCGTCTTTAATACCTTCGTACAATTTCCAGCGCCACCACGCTATTTGACGGGAATTGATTTCAAAGTTATACAACTTTTTAATATCTTTGACCCATTCTTTTTCTTCGCCTGTCAGCTTGCCATCCCAATACACTTCATAGGTTTTGCTTTTAGGATCAAGCATATACAGCTCGTTACGCCACCAGCCACAAAAGATGGCACGTTGCGTACGGGCTTTTTTAGCTGTCACGTACATATCGTGAAACATATTAAAGCCACGTGCCGTTGATTCAAAGGTGTACAAGCGATCAGGGTTAGTCTCAGCCAAAGATGCTAAGAGAGATGCAAGTCCTTCTTCGTCACCCCAGGATGATGTTTCTGTTCCATGTAGGTATGTAATAGCCTTACCACGACCCAAACTTCCTTTTGCTCTAAGCCCAGCGACTTGATAAAAGAGACGGCTTCGGTTTTTGAGGGAAAGCTGATTTCGGTTGTGAGCAAGGAGCGGGATTTTATACTCTTTGGGCAAACCATCCATATACATGGCAAGGGTTGATCGGAACATATCCCGATTTTCTTCCGTATCCGTTGTGAGTGTGCCTTGAAGCCCTGGGTGCATGAAGTGCCAGTAGAGGTCAAGTGCGAGGGAGATTGTGGTGATTCCAAGTTGCCTTCCTTTCAGAATGACGAAAAAATGGCAGCCATCTGCCAATCCTTTGTTGATCTCATCCATGACATAGGTTTGCGTACCCAGAAGATTGTCCATCTTCCGCAAGCCTTGCTCTTTGGTCTCAATCTTGAGCTGCTTACAAAAATTGTAAAAATGTTTGAGATTGAATTGACTCATGTAATGATCCAAGGCAATTTGCCATTAAACCGTTGTAGTAGGGCATGGTTGCCCATTTCAAAGAATTCTTTTTGTACGCCACATTCCCCGCCTAACCTAAAGTTAAACGTATGCTTTTTGGTAGAGGTAAAGTTTGGAAAAATATGCTTGGCAGCGTCATAAAACTGACGATCCACCTGCGGACTAGGTTGATTTAAGATGATGGCTAATTGCTTGAGGTATTCGGTTTTCATACCCCACATACACCAGTCAACAAAATGATGACCAGGGATATTCCATGAGTCGTGCAGCTCTCCTAAGGCTTCGCAATTGTCCTCAAGCAAAAAGTTACCCTCCTTGTCATAGATTGACCTAAGGCTATAAGCCCAATCATATCCTTTTTCAGTAATCAATCCCATGATCGATGCCACATGATTTTGACTAAACCAATCGTCATCGTTGCAAAAGAAAGTGACATTCTCTGTAACCAGTTGAGGAGCAGCAGCTAACCAACGCTGTCCTGCATATCCGTTGCCCCCAATCTTGGCATCCCAATAACAAACCTTGGTGTGCTCATCCCAGTACAGCTTACGAATGTCTGCAAAGGTTTGATAATCCCCGTCACACAAAATGTAATGAGTGCAAGGGTGATACTGCGCTTTAATTGAAGCAACGCAATTGGATAGCTCCCAAGGGCGGTCACCTCTAGTTACGGTCACTACGGCTGCGGTTTTCAATTGTGTTTACCTAATCGTTTGGTTTCAAAGTCTGGGATGTCCCAGTACGCCACTTTAAGTCTAGCGGTATGGTTTTTAGCAAGGCTGATTAACCCGTCATAGGTCATTTGACTAAACCGTTCTTTCCATTCTGCCGCTAGTTTTATCTTTTGTTTTTTGGTTTTGCAGGAAATAGCTCTTAACATTTCTGTCTTGTACATCAGCCGTTCTTCCCGCAATCTTTCTAAATCAGTGGACTGCGTCACCATCTTCAGGCTCTAGCAGTTTTTTAAGGTGCAAAATTTCTGCCTCAGCCATCATTAGAAGTTCAGATGACTTAGCATGAACACGCATCAGCTCATGAAAAATGTCATCCTTGCTCATAGCCCATACTCTTGTCATATATTCCTTTTTGGCAAGGTCACCTGCCTTTTCAATATATTGCTGGACTGATATAGCGTTCTTTATTCCGTTCTCCATACTCGCACTCCTTCACTTTCTTTTCTGGCTATAAATTTTTTGCCTAACTGTTTGCCTGTGCGGTAGTTTGCATTACAGACAATCTGAATTTTCCCCGTTGGCACAAAGAATGACTCTCCGACTTCCAATTGTTTATATGGGTACACATTGCGCTTTTTCTCAGGGGGTATCGGTATATTTTTTTCTACCTCAATACTCATTATGATATTCTCCTTATAACTTAACTCATCATACCACCATGATACACACATACAACGAATATCGTCTAGGGGATAACCTAGTTCATCTTAATTATTTACGCAAGGTTTGCAAAGAGAACCCCGATCTGGAGTTCACCCATCATGTCAATCCTGCGTATATCGACCAACTCGCCCCTCTCGTAGAGGATACTGCTATTGGCTTGCAGGGGCTAAGTATCCCGCCTGGCGCTCATAACGCTTGGATCGGTAGGGACAATTACTTTTATAACCATCCATTGCAGCATGATTGGGTGGCGTTTTACTTGGAATGGTTCGATCACCTATCTAACATCCTTGAAGTTTCCAATCCTATGGCTTGCAAGGAGGACTTCTTATTCGATTACCCCGCTTTAAACGAGCCCTATGACATGGAGTTTGATGTATTGGTCATTAACTCTGCCCCGTCATCTGGGCAACTACCAGACTTTAACCCCCAATTCTTTGAAAAACGGGTACGGGAATTGGCAAATCAAGGGCTAAAAGTAGTCACAACTGCCCCTACAGGGATGGTTTCTTGCACCTTAGATTGGGATTTAGACGTGACTGGCATAGGCGCAATATCAAAATACTGCCAGCACATAGAGGGTGTGGCTACTGGTCCTATGTGGACTACGTTCAATATCTTCAATCAAAACAATATCTTGAGTCGTAAGTTCTACTGCGGACATCAAACGGTGAATCTTACCGACAATACGGTAACGATAAATAAACTGTAATTTTTTTTGGGGGGAGCTGCGAATGGGGCTCCTCCTACAACAGGTCCATGCCCATCTCAAAGGGCGCATTGTTTATGCTGATTTAATCTAATCTGTCCTGCCCATATTCCCTTATAGATCAATCAGTTATGGCGTATTGTTAATGTAATACTACCCATTGCACCCATATTGAAATTGTAAGAGGGCATTGTGTAGGTAATCTATCCCCCATTTGGTTACCCCTACTGACTATATATACATCTATTTACTAAGTACCTATATAAACTAACTTTAAATAGATGATAGCTATATATCTATCATTGTATATATATAACTATAGACTATAGACGATAGCTATGCAATAACTAAAAGATATAAAAATAAGTTGTTGACATCATCAAACTAATGTCTATAATCTAGCTATGCACTACTAATTAAGTGTATGTTTTGCAGGTGAGAACCCTGCACTTTTTAACAGAAAAGGAAATTAAAATGCAAAACGCAATCTATCAAGAGGTAACCGATCAAATCATCGCAGAGATGGAAAAGGGCGCTGCACCTTGGATTAAACCTTGGAAATCTGACTCTAGCGTAGAAAAAAACATTGTTTCAAAAAAAGAATATAACGGCATCAATCGTCTAATTCTTGGAATGATGACTCACTTTAAAGGTTACCAGTCACCTTACTATGGCTCATTCAAACAATGGCAGGATCTAGGCGGTACTGTTAAAAAGGGCGAAAAGGGCATTAAGATTGTTTTTTATAAGCCAGTAGTTAAGACTGAGGAAAACAAGCAAACAGGCGAAAGTGAGAGTTTTGCCTATTCATGCCTAAAAACCTATTATGTATTCAATGCCGATCAAGTAGAGGGCGTTGAGTTTGAAAAGCCAGCGATCTCGCCTAGAGTTTATAACCCTGCACCTGCCTTAGATGATCGCATCATTAAGACTGGCGCTAATATCAAGCATGGCGGAGGATCTGCGTTTTTCTCGCCAATGGGTGATTTTATCGGGATGCCTAATCGTGACACCTTCAATGATGACTCTAGTTATTACGCTACTGTATTGCATGAGTTAACACACTGGTCAGGCGCTAAACATCGCCTAGATCGTGACATGAGCGGAAAATTTGGCAATGCAAAATATGCCTTTGAGGAATTAGTAGCAGAATTAGGCGCTGCGTTTCTCTGTCAGGATTACCAGATACAGGGTGAATTGCGCCATGCTGGATACATTCAAAATTGGCTCACTTGCCTAAAAGAAAACAATCAAGCAATTTTCAAGGCTGCAGCACTTGCTCAAAAGGCAGCCGATTACATCAACGGCTTAGATGCTCTCACTAATCAGCAAGCGGCTTAAGTGTTAACTAGCAGGGCGTTAGGAATAGCGCCTTGCTGGATTAGCATTTTGCTAGTCAATACCTAACTATTGGAGGTTTTATGTTATTAAGCAAACAAGTTGACAGCATTGCTCAAGGCATTGCGTGGAATGATCGCACCCTAAAGGATGCAATGAATACGGGGGTGTTATCCCCCGATGATGTAGCTACCCTTGCTCTGGCATTGCAGGGGGTTTCAAAATTTCACAGGTTGCAAGATGTAGCGATCAAATTACATATGGCGGGTTTATGAATAGGAATGATACTCAGGAAATTTTAGAAACAATCTGGCAAGCACTTGAGGGTTATAGGGAAAACTGTATCCCTGAGGGTGACTCTCAATATGATGAGCAATGGAGCGATATTTGCACCGCTATGGCGTGGATCACAGAAGATATAGAAAACGCACAATAGAGCGGTTTTATGGGTTAGGTGCTGTATAGGTATTACCTAACCCTTAAAAACGTCTTAGCGCTTGTTTTAATCAGTTTTAAATGGATGTTTTAACACTTAATTATTTTTTTATTTCACTATTTCGGGAGTATTTCAAAATGAATGATATTTATACAAAAGAACGTCAGCGCTTTGTAAAGAGTAGATTTTCCCCCATGCGTGTGCAAGGCGTGATGAGTAAAGATCAGTTAATTGATTGTTTTAGCGTGGTCGGTGGTTTGCTGCTGGTTTGGGTATTGCTGTCACTATGATTACCCCAAGAGCTAAACCCCTAACCCGCTTAGGGCGGATGACCTTAAAAAAGGGTAGCTATCGTTTATCTTGCTGCTTAACTAAGAGGGTGCGATCCTGTAAGAGTCCCCCAGATACTAGCCAGCTTGTTTATTCCCTTTGGCGCTACACCATGCGGGAGGGG